AGAGATGACAATAGTAGAATTGATGCAGAGAGATTTAGATAACAACGGCATAGAAAACAATTAAGATGATACAAAAAGTAAAAATTAGCAAGGTCTTTTCAAATCCTATTAATCCGAGAACGATTAAAAAGGACAAATTTCAGAAGCTAGTAAAAAGCATTCGAGAATTTCCTGAGATGCTAGAGCTGAGACCCATCGTTGTAAACAGCGAGATGAAGATCATCGGTGGTAATATGAGATTCAAGGCTTGTCAAGAGCTTGGCTTAAAAGAGGTCTACATAATTAAAGCTGAGAATCTAACAAAAGAACAGATACAGCAGTTTATTATAAAAGACAATGTAGGCTTTGGTGAATGGGATTGGGACATACTAGCAAACTCTTGGGACACTAAAGAACTTTCAGATTGGGGAATGGATGTATGGAATCCGTCACTAGAAAATGACTTTACTCCTGAATACAATCCTGCTTCAGACAATAAGGAAATGACTTCGGATGAGTATGAGAAAAGAAAAACTCAGCTTGATGCTAAAAACCTTGAGGTAAACAAAAACTTTATTGAATGTCTATGTCCAAACTGTTTTCACGAGTTTAGTGTTGAGGCCAAATGACAAAGAAAAGGCTAGGTGAAACCTTGTCTAAAACCAAATTTACCTTTGCGAAGAGTATGCCTAAAATACCTCATCATTGGAGTGCAAGACAAGATTGGTTAAGCGACAAAGATTTTAATGAAGTAGTGACTTACATAAGGATGTATGGTATTGCAGAAAGGTTTTGGAAAAAAGAGTACATTTATTTTTATGCCAACGGCTATAAGTATTGGACAATGGGCAATAAACTTGAAGTAACCAAAATCATAAACAGAGCAAAGGCCTGATGAATATAATATACACACGTAATATTGATTCTGTATGTCCTGACTTAGTGCATCTTGCAAAGAAAGAGGGATTGCTTTTTTCAGGTAACATCCTTTTTTTTATAGTCTTTAACGAAGACAACCCTATTGCATTCTTTGGTTTAAAGATGTCTGATACAAGCGCAACTATGAAATGCTCTTATGTAATAAAAGAAGAGAGAGGAGCAAAACTTCTGCATAGTATGACAAAATACAGGCTTCTATGGTTGAGGGTTAATAGACCTAAAATCAAAAAGGCTTATGCAAACACAACTAAAATGTCTCTAAATACTCACCTTAGATTAGGTGCTAAGATTGAGAAGAGATACAAGAATGGAATAACAAAACTATACTATGAAATTTTATAGCAAAAACAATGTTTACGAAGAGGCTTTAAAAAGGATTGAGTTTTTCTTTGATGAATTTGAAGAAGTCATTGTAGGATTCTCAGGTGGGAAAGACAGCACAGTTACCTTGCATCTTGCATTAGAAGTTGCAGAGAAAAGAGATAGACTGCCGTTAAAGGTTTTGTTTATTGATCAAGAAGCTGAATGGCAGGGGACAGTCGATTACGTTAAGAAGGTAATGTATGATAAAAGGGTTGAGCCTCTATGGTTTCAGATGCCTATCGTAATAACAAACAACGCATCTACTGAACACCGATATTCTTATTGTTGGGATGAAAGTAAAGAAAGCGAATGGATGCACCCAAAGGATGACATCAGTATTAAGGTCAATAAATACAAAACAGATAGATTTCACGATTTATTCAAGGCAATACTAAAGGTAGACTTCAAGGATAAAAGAACGTGCTACCTTGCAGGTGTAAGGACACAGGAAGCTCCTAAGCGACTTATGTCATTAACATCGGCTCTTACGTACAAAGACGTATGTTATGGCAAGAAACTATCTCCTGAGCTCGGACACTATACATTCTATCCAATATATGATTGGGAAATCAAGGATATCTGGAAATACATTAATGACAACGATATCGAATACAACAAGATATACGATGAGATGTATAAGCACGGTGTTAAACTGAATGATATGAGGATATCAAACCTACACCACGAGACTTCAATACAGAACTTATTGTTGGTTCAGGAGATTGAACCGAAAACTTGGAACAGAATTAGCTCAAGAGTTGCAGGGAGCGATTCAATAAAACATCTTAAAACGGATGCTTTTAGATGCCCAAAAGAATTGCCCTATATGTTTAAGGATTGGGAAGAGTATGCATTATACCTAGCTGACAATCTAATTCAAGAGGACAAATACAAGACTGCCTTGTTAAAGCAAATAGATAAAAACAAGAAATACATCATAAACGATTTCATAAAGACCGATGTATACAGAACCATAATCAACACTATATTATCTAGCGATTGGGATTTTACCAAGCTAAACAACTTCCTGACATCTCAATTCTTTAATACAGTCAAGAAATACGTTGACGGCAAAATCAACGAAGACAACATTGAAATCAATAGAAAATACGATAAATACATAAAAGGTCTGATATGATAGCTGAAATCAAAAAATACATTACAGATAACAAACTAACTGATGAAGAGCAGATAGTATTGTTTGAAAACATTAAGGAACTAATACACGAAATCTCACCCCTTAAAGATCAGCCCGTAAACAGGGTAAAGTGGGTTGACATAGAAGAGGTATCACCTAATGACTACAATCCCAATTCAGTAGCTAAAAAAGAAATGGGGCTTCTATACACATCTATATTGCACGATGGTTATACTCAGCCTGTTGTAACCATATTTGATGAAGAGAAACAGAAGTATATTATCATAGATGGATTCCACAGATACTTTACCTGCAAAAGCAATCCCGATATACTAGAGAGAAACAAGGGAAGGTTGCCAATAGTTGTTTTGAATAAGAACATAAACGACAGGATGGCAAGTACCGTTAGACATAATAGAGCTAGAGGTATGCACAGCGTTACAGGGATGTCCTCTATGGTCTTTAGTATGCTAGAGAATGGTTGGATAGACGTTGACATTTGTAATGAGTTAGGGATGTCAGTAGAGGAGCTAGTGAAGCTCAAGCATATCACAGGTTTTTCTAAGCTATTTGAAGACAAGGAATACAGCAAGGCTTGGGAAACAAAGAATCAAATACTACTCAAAAAGAAGTACAATGATGAACGAAAGTAGACACATAAAAAAGGAGAGCCTCCTGAAATCACTAGAGCAAAGTCTAGGGGTGGTAACTGTGGCGTGTAAAAAAGCTGACATACCAAGAAGTACATACTATAAATGGCTAAAGGAAGATGAGGCGTTTGCCGCTGAGGTATCCGACATAGAGAATGTAGCATTAGATTTTGCGGAAAGCCAACTGCACAAACAGATATCTGAAAACAATACGTCAGCTACAATATTCTACCTAAAGACTAAGGGCAAGAACAGGGGTTATATTGAACGTCAAGAGATAACAGGAGCAGAGGGTATGCCAACTAACTTCCAAATAGAGATAATTGACTCCACTTCAAATAAAGACTAATGTAGTCTACAAACATCTTGTAAACTCAGATAAGAAGATTGTAGTTGAGCAAGGCGGTACAAGGTCAGGCAAGACATACAATATCATTCTGTGGATTATATTTGAATACTGTGCAAGGAATCGAGACAAGGTCATTACGATATGCCGCAAGTCATTCCCTAGTTTACGTGCTACTGTGTTGCGTGACTTTATGGGTATACTTCAGGCCAATAATCTGTACAGCGAAAAGTTCCACAACAAGTCTAATTCTGAGTATTACCTGTTTGGTAACCTAGTTGAGTTTGTTTCCTTAGATCAACCCCAAAAGATTAGAGGTCGTAAAAGAGATTTGCTATTTATAAACGAGGGCAACGAGCTTTTCTTTGAGGATTGGCAGCAGCTAATATTCAGAACAAGGGAGCGTATCGTGTTAGACTTCAACCCGTCTGATGAATACCATTGGATATATGACAAGGTATTGACTAGAGAGGATTGCGATTTTCACAGAACAACCTACCTAGACAACCCCTTTATTGAGGAATCAATTAAGCTAGAGATTGAACGCCTCAGAGACACAGACGAACAGTATTGGCAGATATACGGATTAGGAGAACGTGCATCTAGCAGAAGTACAGTATTTAGATATAACGAGGTCAGTAATATTCCTGAAGATGCAGAGCTTGTTGCATACGGAATGGACTTTGGTTATACGAATGACCCTACAACTCTTGTTTCTGTTTATACTAAAGAACACAACCTTTATGTTAAGGAGCATCTATATAGAACAGCGATGACAACCTCTGATATACACAAGTTCTTGTTAGATGAGGATTTAGATTCCAAGCCTATATACGCTGATAGTGCAGAGCCTAGACTTATTGCAGAGCTCAGAAGGATGGGTCACAATATTTTCCCTAGTCTCAAGGGGAGAGATTCTGTTAATGCAGGTATTGATTTACTCAAGAGGTATAAGATCAACATACTGTCCACATCCTCTAATGCTATAATGGAGTTCAGAAACTATAAGTGGAAAGAAGACAAATCAGGTGCTTTGCTTAATATCCCTGTGGACACGTTTAATCATATTATTGATCCTTGTAGATACGCTACATACTCAATACTGTCCAAGCCTAGATTCGGGAAATATACCATCCATTAAAAAAAGTTATTAATTTTATTGTTTATAACATAATTAGTGTTATCTTTGAGTATCACTAAGAAACTAAAAATAGAACAGATGACTAACAAGGAAGCTTACAAGTACGGAGAGATTTTAGGAGCACTAATAGCCTTTGAAAACGTATACGCTCAAGGAGAGCAGCAGAAATCAATGATTCAAAACACAATAGCCGAGATGTCGGAATTGTTCGATTCATTAAACAGAGGGTCACAGACTCAGGAGATCAACGCTAACCTTAAAAGCATCATAAAATAATGGACTTCGAATTTGAATTTATATACGGCAGCGAAACAGTATACGTAGGTGGTTCAGTAGGCTACTCAGGAACACCCGGTGATTACGACACGCCATCTGATTACGAGGCAGTTTACAGTCCTGAAAACCTAGAAATCATAGTAAGCGGTGAGTACGACTCAGAAACAGTTAATTGGCACAGACTAGATAGGGACTTTAAAGACGAAATTGTTAAGCAGATAGAGAAATGGTTGTATTGATCGTCTTAAAATAACATACATCTAATCTCTAAAATGGGTAGTCAGAAATGGCTACCTTTTTTTATTTAAATTTGGTAGTGCAAAATTGCACCCTCTTACACGTTATATATATATGAAAGCTGAAATCAACATACCAAGCAGCCTCGCTGAAATTACACTAAAGCAGTATCAGAAGTTCTTGAAAATACAAGAGAATAATGATGACCCCTATTTCTTGCAATGTAAGATGATAGAGATATTCTGTCATTTAGATGCTGTATCAGTAAGGCTTCTAAAGCTCTCTAGTGCCAATAGGGTTATAGACATATTAAACGATATGCTAAACGCACAGCCTGAGCTTATAAGGACGTTTAAACTAGGGGGTATTGAGTATGGTCTTATACCCGACTTTGACGATATGTCATTAGGTGAGTACATAGACCTAGATACTTATATGGGTGATTGGGAAAATATTCAGATAGCTATGAATGTACTATACAGACCTATCAAAGAAAAGCTAGGTGAGAAGTACATCATTAAGGATTATGACGTAACCACTAAGGACAAGTTGACAGAGATACCCGTTGACATAGTCTTAGGTGCAGTTTTTTTTTTATACAATTTAGGGATAGACTTGTCGAGAACTATGCTGGACTATTTGGATCAGTATCAGAAGGACAGCTCGATGCACAGTCATCTTTTTCAAGAAAATGGGGATGGTATCAAAGCCTATTCACAGGACTCGCTCAAGGCGATATTACAAGAATTGAAGATATCACTAAACTAAACGTGCATAGCTGCTTGTACAGCTTAGAGTATATGAAAGAGAAAGCAGAGCTAGAAGCAAAAAAAATAAAAAAGAATTTTAAATAATGGCAAATCAGGGTGTAAGAGGTTTTTATCAATTAACCGAAACAATTAAGACCGAATTACTAGGGGATGACAACATCAACACAGTAACTACGGGTGACATTACGGACGTTAACTTGAATAAGCAGGACATCTTTCCGCTTGGTCATATCATTATTAATAACGTTATAGATGAGGAACAGGTATTGAGATTCAATATTACCGTTCTAGCCTGTGATATTGTCGATCAGTCAAAAAGCGAAACGGTTGACAGGTTCAAAGGGAACAACGATGTTCAGGATATTTTAAATACTCAACTAGCCGTACTAAACAGACTGATTCAGAGACTAAGAATGGGTACTCTATACAGCGATATGTATCAGCTAGATGGTAGCCCTAACCTCACACCGTTTTATGATAGGTTTGAGAATCAACTTGCAGGATGGTCAGCGACTATGGATGTAATGATCTACAACGATATATACATCTGCTAATGGAGTTTGACAACATAGAGGAATCTCTAAACAAGTATGCTAAATATGTAGTGCAACAGGCAAAGTCTAACCTTACCAAAGACAAGAAGGGTAGTGGAGACTTATACAACTCTGTAAAATATGTGCTAGATACTGAATCAGATGCCTTCCTGTTAGCTTTTCTAATGGAAGAGTACGGTGCATACGTTGATGAGGGAGTTAAGGGCGCAAATCCATCCCTAGTAAAAGGTGGATATCAGAAAGCCCCAAACAGTAAATTTAAGTACACGAATAAAATGCCGCCTATGCAGATACTAGCTGATTGGGCAAAGAGTAAGAACATAAGATTTAGAAACGCCAAAGGGCAATACGCAAAAGGTAGCAATAGAAGTATGGGGTTTGCTTTACAGAAAAGCATATACGCTCAGGGGTTAAGAGGTAACAAGTTCTTTACTAAGCCACTTGAGAAAGGATTAAAAATACTATCTCCTGAATTAGCTAAGTCTTTTGCTTTAGACATTGAGAATGCCATAATACTAGGAATAAGAAAATAAGATATGCCAATCAACAACTACGGTCTTAGAACACCACTATACGCAGAAACATTTGTAGGAAACAGTACAACTAAATCAGCTAAATTATTGCTGAGTGTTGGTGGTATATTAAGGTACACCATAATCAAAGATGTGACTGTTGGTGAATCAGTTAATTTTGAAATAGCTGAATTACTTAGAGACTACTTGACGGTCACTATATCTGAAACAGCAGGTGCAGCCCCAACAGTTCAAAAGATAAGTTTTACATCTACAATAACTCTTTACCCTGAAGCTAATGCAGGTGGCTTGGCTATATATCCTGGGGCTATTAGCACATTGAGTGGAGACGGTTACGAGGGTTACAGCAAGTTTATAGACGAAGCCAATTCAAGTATACCATATAGAAACAGAGCTAACAATCAAGACACTTGGTTACTAGCTGAAAAGACTCCTAGTACAGCAGCTACAAATGATGACTTTTATATATTCGTTCCAAACAATATATCAGGATATGCAGGAGCAATGAGTAGCGCAGGAGTTATTTCATATATACCATATAGCTCCACAGAAACAAGCCTTGTGATAGGTAGTGTACCCCTTGTAATAAACAGAATTGATTGTACCAAATACGGCATAGGAACTAAGATCACATTTATAAATAGGTTTGGCGTGTTGCAGGACTTATGGTTTTTCTTAAAAAAAGTCAAGCAGATAACAAGGTCAAACGAAAGATACGAGGCTAACACCTTACTTTCTAATGGTACATACTCTACAACTGACCCAACGGTAAAGCTGTTAAATTCAAAGGCTAAACAATCACGCACGTTATCAAGTGGTTATTATCCTGAATGGACAAACGCTTATTTTGAGGAGCTTCTTTTAAGCGAGAATGTATGGATGACTAGAGAGAGAGTTCAGCAGCCTAACACGCCTGAGATTATACCTGTCACAGTTAGAACGTCAGAGATGACCTATAAGACATCAGTTAATGATCGTTTGATAGAATACACAATAGACTTTGAAGATGCGTTTGATTACATAAATAACGTGAGATAACATAGAAATAACGTAGATGCAAGAATTACAGCTATATATTGAAAGCGAAAAGCTTGACTTGTTTAAGGATGAGACGGTATCTCTTACACAGACTATTCAGAACATTAAGCAAATAGACAAGGTTTTCACAGCCTTTACTAAGACATTCTCTGTACCTGCTAGTAAAACAAATAACAAGATATTTCAGCACTATTACAATTTTAATATTGTAGATGGTTATGATGCTAGAAAGAAAAAAGCAGGTAAAATTGAGCTAAACACTTTACCATTTCAAACGGGTAGAATAAAGCTCGAAGGTGTTAGCCTCAGGAATAACCTTGTATACAGCTATAAGATCACATTCTTTGGGAATACGATTGAATTAAATGACATCTTAGGAGAGGACAAACTTGGTTCACTAGCTTTTAGTAACTCTAAATATGACCTGACTTATAGTGCCGCAGGGGTGTTGGCTAAGATGCAACAAGCAACAGGTGCAAACGCTTATGTTATTACGCCTTTAATCACCCATACAGATAGGCTGTTTTTTGAATCAGGAGTAAATTTACAAGGCAGTAGTAATCTATGGTATCACAATAGTGAACATCAGGGTGTATGGTGGAATCAATTAAAGTTCGCTCTAAGGCTTTATGAAATCATTAAAGAGATAGAGATAAAGTACACCGTTGCAAACGGCTACAATACCAACCTAGTATTTTCAGAAGATTTCTTTAGTACGTTAAATCCTAGTTTCTATGACCTGTATATGTGGTTACATAGAAAAAGCGGAGCGGTACAACCTGACCAACAGATAGCAACATACGAAAGCCTAGTAAATAATTGGACAGCTAGTGCTACTCAGATAATAGTTGACTATTCTACAATCACCATACCTGC